CGTACAAAGAATAGCAAATAAGTTTAAAAGGGATCAAGTTGTGGATCAAAAGAATGGTCAGGTTGATATGAGATATAATCAGATGGCAGTAGACCAAGATTATTTTATTCCTGTTCGTGACATGTCACAAACTAGTCCAATTGAAACATTACCAGGTGCACAGAATCTAGGTGAAATTGCCGATATTGAATATATTCAAAAGAAAATGTTAGCAGCTCTTCGTATTCCGAAAGCTTTCTTAGGATTCGAAGATGTTATCGGTAATGGTAAAGGCTTAGCATTATTGGATATTCGATTTGCAAGAACAATTAATAGAATCCAACAGTCAATGATTCAGGAATTAAATAAAATTGCTTTGATTCATTTATTTCTTTTAGGTCTTGAAGATGAATTAAACAATTTTACATTGATGTTAACTAACCCATCAGGACAGTCAGATTTGTTAAAGATTGAACAATGGAAAGAAAAAATTACAATGTATAAAGACGCAACTTCAGACCAATCACAGATGGGTATTCTTCCAGTATCACATACATGGGCTAAAAAGAATATTCTCGGATTTAGTGATAACGAAGTTATTATGGACTTACAACAACAGAGAATTGAACGTGCTATGGGTGTTGAATTACAAAACACAGCCCAGATAATTCGACGTTCAGGCGTATTCGATGCTGTTGATAAAAAATACGGCATCTCAGAAGAAGAAAGAAAAAAAATAGAAGCTGCGGGCCCAGTAACACCTGAAGGTGGCGCTCCTGGCGGCGGCGGTGGAGGTGGAGGTATGTCCTCGACATCGCCAGTAGAACCAGCTGAAGGCGCAGGGGCGCCAGCAGGGGGAGCAGGTGCTGCGCCAGCAGGAGAAACCGCCGCTGCTCCGTTAGCAGAAACAATATCAAAGAAAGATAAAATCCTATCTATGTTAAATGAAGACACGAGTATTCCTGGTTTATTTAATATGGAAAAGGCTCAGAAGAATATTTATGAGATAGGAAACGCAATAAACGAAATACTAGAAGAATAACCCATGACTAAATTTGGAACGTTAAAAACAAAAATATTACAAACATTAACTGAGGCGTATGCTTTGGGTAAAAAGGATGTAATTAAAGATACTCTTAATTTAATGAAAGAAAATAAAGAGTTTCTAAATCTCTATTTGTTTTATGAAGAGATTGAAAACAAAAATATTGACGATAAGTCCCATGCTGAATTGTTCGTTGAAGAGATTACACCTTTACTACAAAAACATTCAGTTGGTATATCAAAATTCTGCAAAGAATTGGACAAAAAACTTGGCAGCGGTGAAGTTCTCGAAAATGAAATATATACAAACTTGGATACTCTCTGCGAGGTGGATTCTTTAAAAAATATTGACAAGAGAATCGTGGCTAAAAAGAAATTGGTCGAGCATTTAACATTGAATAAATCGATTCCCGACACAACATCAACTGATATCATTGAAAATACATTTCTTTTGAATACTGTCTTGAGTAATAATTTTAATGCTCTTTATGACGCCACTTTAACTGAGGAAGAGAAAAAAGAATTAACTGACATATTATCTATATCAGAAAAAGAATTGGATAATAATTTCAAGGTTTTACAGGAAGAGATAAGCGAAAAACTGAATAGTATGTTAGTGGTGGAAGTTGATGAGGCAAAGTCAAAATTGAGCCAAGCTCTAACTGAGGCTAAATCTATGAAGCCAACGAAATTCAACTATTATAAACTATCACAATTGAAAAAAGGACTTTAAGTCCTTTTTTTTTGGTTTTATGATTTCTTTTTCATATATTTGTCATAAACACCATAAAATAAAGATATATGAGAAAATTTGATGAAAACGGGAAAATTTATTACGTTGGGTTATTACGGTAACGTAAAGATTGGATATGGAACAGTTGATCACAAAAATCTAAAGACAATTTATATAAAATTAAATTCATGGATTGAGCCTGAAAATGAAGACGATAAATTTGACGATTTGTTATCCAAAACAAAAAGAAAAGTAAAAACAAGAATATACGAATTAAAATCTGACTACTTTAAAAAGGAATCAATCGTTGATCTAGATGTTAGAACCAAAGGAATTAAAGTTGGAAAAAAATCATTCTTGAACCTTGAGATAACACTATTTACCCAAAAATGTTTCGACATCCGCGCGAAAGAATTAAAAAATATGGTTAAAAATTTGGTTAAGAATATTATCGATGCTGATTTAGATAATAAAAACTTATTTAATTTTGCCAGAAATAAAAAATAAGTTTCAATACCGATGTATTTATAGTAAAACTATAAATGAATTATCCGGTATTAACGATAATAAGACCAAATGAATTTGGAAAACGGGGATATTTGATTGAATATGACGCTGGTCATATTTCTCCCGACGAAAACAAGCAAGTAATTACTGAAATGAAGGATATGGATTTTTCGAAAGATCTAATCCTTTTTGCTGTGCTGCAAAAATATGATGTACCAAATAAAAATGGAAGAATTTACCCTGAATCCGTTTTAAGACGCGAAAACGACAAATATCAGACAATCATTCGAAATGGCGGCGCATTAAGTGAACTCAATCATCCTACATCATCCCTTATAGATTTAGATAGGGTATCACATTCTGTCCTTGAAACTTGGTGGGAGAGTAATACTTTAGTCGGTAAGATTAAAATATATACATCTCCAGGCTGGAAAAAAATGGGAATTATTAGTTGTAAGGGTGATCAAACTGCTAACCTATTATTAAATGGAGCAACATTGGGAATATCTTCTCGCGGTGTTGGTTCGTTAAAAAACTCTAAAGGACAAAATATTGTACAAGATGATTTTGAACTTGTATGTTTTGATATCGTATCGTCTCCATCGACGCCAGGGGCTTATATATTTAGTGATTTGGATGATAGGGTAAAATATGAAGAAACCATCGAAGAAAAATTACCAGAACAAAATAAAATAACATCTTTAATGAGTAGATTGGATAATTTTTTAGGAAAATAATGATTTTTTTGTGGTTAATCATCAAAAAAATAAACTTTTAATAAAAATAAAGTATTTATAAAAACAAACGAAAAAGAAAAATGGCTCAAAAATCTATTTTAGAACAAGCATTACTTCAAGTACAAACCCTTGAAGAGGCAGTTAAAGCGAACGCAAAAGGTATACTTGCTTCAACTATGAAGGAAGAACTAAATAGCTTGCTTAAAGAACAAGAGGATGAAAAAGATCCTGAAGAAGAAGAAAACGATGTACCAGAAATTCCTGGCGATGAAAAATCTTCGATAAGTGGTGATGAAGAACCCGATAATGATGCTGATGATTCAGAAGAATTACCAGCTGAAACAGGCAATGAGTTAGAAGAACCAGAAATAGAACCTTCTGACGAAGAAGATTCGGACGATGTTCTTGACATGACAGGCGCTTCAGAAGCTGAGGTTATGAAAGTTTTCAAAGCTATGAAACCTGAAGACGGTATTGTTGTCAAGAAAGAGGGCGATAGTGTTCAATTCTCCGATGGAGATAATGAATATATTATCAAACTTGATGCTGAAGAAGAGGCCCCTGAAGAAACACCAGAACTTCCTAGTGAAGAAGGTGATGAATTTGGTGGACTATCTGAACAGAATGAGCCAGCCGAAAAAGATGAAATTGTCTATGAAATCGAACTTGATGACGACGATGACGAAACAAAAGAAACCGAACCTACTGAAGGCACAAATTCACCTTTCGATAAGAAAGTTAGCGGAAAAAGAGTTGAAGCGAAAGAAAACGTTTCACTTCCTACCAAAGCCCCAAACAAAAGTGATCCATTTGAAAAAGATGGTAAATCACAGGGAGCGAAATTACGTGCTACCGAAGTTAAAGAACAGGAAACCGGAGTTGACAAATGGGATGGAACACCTATAAAAGGTACTGGAAATCCTGAAACAAAAGAACCTGGTAAAGGCGGTTCAAAAGTAACTCAATCAGAAAAGCATGATGGAACTCCTCCAAAAGGAACGAAACCAGCTGAGACGAAAGAGCCCGGTAAAGGTGGTAAAAATGCAAAACAAGTTGAAAACCATCCTGGAACCCCAATTAAAGGTGAAGGAAAACCTGTTGTAAAAGAACCTAAAGAAGAAACTGAAGTGGGTAAAGAAGAATGTAAAGAATGTGGTAACAAAGAAATGGAAGCAACGGAAGCCGCAAGAACTAAATGGAATATTCATGGCGATAAAGGCGGAGCTAACAGAGCAGGTATTAAATCTAAAAAATTATTTGCAACTGGCGGTGGCCAAAACATGGGTGTGGTAAGTGAAGAACTTGAGACTCTTAGAAAACAAAACGCTGAATACAAGAAAGCTTTGATTCTTTTCAAAGATAAATTGAACGAAGTGGCTGTTTTTAATGCAAACTTAGCTTATGCTACACGTTTATTTACAGAACATTCAACAACGAAACAAGAAAAACTGGATATTTTGAAGAGATTTGATTCAGTATCAATAATAACAGAATCTAGAACTCTTTATGACACTATCAAAACTGAGTTGGAAACTAAAAAACCAATTTCCGAATCAGCAGTAGAAAAAATTGCATCAACGAAAACATCTTCAAGTACTGAAGTTTTATCTGAGTCAAAAGCTTATGAAAATCCTCAGTTCAAGAGAATGAAAGATTTGATGAATAAAATAAAATAATAAAAATAAAAAATTAAAACCAATATTAAAAAATGGGAGCATTATTAGAATCAGGTATGGTTGGTAACATCGGGTTAAAACACCTTAGAGTTATCAAAGAAGATACCATCAAAAAATGGGATGACCTA